TGACTGGCTGCTCTCCCAACCGGAGCTGTGGTATGCCTATGGCTCCACAGCGCCGGATGGGGCCACCGCCGGGACCGCTATCAGGGCGGACGGCACGACATACACTGTCGTGCTGTCGAAGTCCCTCCTGCTACCCAACGGGAAGCCGAATTGGCGTCCCCATGAGATGGTCAGGCGCGTTGATTCCTGACCACACCGCCTGACGAGTCCCTGGAGCGGCCAGGGACGAAACGCCCAGATCGGGCGTCGCGGATCAGCCGCAGAAGGAGGAACGAATGGAATTCTTTGTAGTGTTATTCTCCCGGCCAAGGGGATACTCGGATCCCTACTGGTACGGGGATGATGATTTCGAACAGGTCGTCCCAGCCCCCGAGGGCAGTCGGGTAGTCATGCTCGAAGAGTGCCCGTGCGGAATGCGGCATCCGCTCGGGATTCAGGACCCGATCGGCAGAGTCATTTACTGCGCGGATCACATCCGCGTGGCAAGGCCCGAGGACCATGACCGCCCCGGGCTGGGAGAGTGGTCGTAAGGAGGAACCATGAGAAGTGGACTAGAACTGATAGGCTGGGGGATCATCACCCCCAACAAGGAGGGGGAGGAGTTCCCCTCCGATACGCAGGGATTCGGCGATGGCTATGACCATCGCCAATACTGGGATCGGGGCCGGTTTCTTGGCCCGGATCCCTGGGGCGTAGTCCCCATCTACGAGGACCGCCGGGGCCGCCGCTTCCCGGCGGAAGCGGAGATGGTCCGCTGCCTCTTCTGTGGCGGGCCATGCATGGCCGCCCCAGACGGCCGTGGCGGGTATCGCCACCGGCCACTGTAGCACTACCACCGCCTGATGAGGCCCGGGATGCGGACCTGGGCCGAAACTCCCCACTGGGGAGTAGCGGGAAAACCGCAGAAGGAGGAGGAAATGAGAGTGTATACCATATTCCGGTATACCGACGTGGAACCCAAAATCCACGTCGGACCCGACCGCATGATCGCGGTCGGGGAGCCCGGTCGAGGGCGCGAGCAGGTGCTCGTGCCCGTGCCAGACGGGGTCACCATGACCCCAGAGGGCAGCGACAAAGGATATGCCCTCACCAGCGCCCCCGGCGCTGGAGCTCTGATCCTGATCCGGGATCAGAGCGGATTCCGAGGATCCTGGACCCTAGGCGGCCCGTACCGCTCTACGGGTTGCCAACAGGGGAAGATCATCCCCTATGGGGAAGGCGAGTGCCCCCGCTGCGGGGGCCGCTACGAGCACCAGGCCGTGGTGCTCTCCGATCTCCCCGCCGGGGTTCGGATCCTCGCCCAGGGCCGCTGCGCCCAGGGCATCGCAGGCCGCGCCGGTGGCGGGCCCGAGTACCTGCTGTGGGCCCCACCCGGGGCAGTGCTAGGTGTGTCCCGTAGCGGTCGGACCTACGGTGCGCCCGCCGACTACTACATCCGGGTGGCGGACGATGGGTCCGTCACCATCACCGACGTCATCGCCGAGTCCAAGAGCCGCGAGGCGGAGTCTGCCTTCGCGGCGCTCCTGCGCCAGGCGCTCGAATCCCCTGCCGAGGAGTGATCCCCGGCAGGGGATTTTCGTTTTCCCCGCCTGATGAGGCCCGGGAGCGGACCCGGGACGAAACTTCCCACTGGGGAGTAGCGGGAAAACCGCAAGGAGGAACATATGCGATACCTGATTTGCCCAATCTCAGATCCTGATCCCCAGGATCCGGAACGGGTGGAGAGTCCCGAGCTCCACCCACCCGTGGCGGGATTCTCGGATCCGTTGTCCGCGTATCACTATGCGGACGCGAACGGATCCAGCCATGATCGTGGTCTCGCGATCGTGGACACTTATGACCGCAGTGTGGATTTCGGTGACGAAATCCACTTTTACGATGAGCTCCCGGATCACTGTGATCCGCAGGGGCCCATCGTATGTTATGAAACCGAGTCCGGACGGATCGTGGGCTTCACAAGCCCCGATGCCGAGGATCGGTATCTCCGCGCCGCCGAGCGGGGAGATACAGTGCCGCTGAAGGACTGGACCAGGAATGTGGTTTGGTCCCGCCGCCGTCGCGCGGACCTGGCGGCGGAAGGAAGGCTGATATCGTAGTCACTATCAGAGAGTAGAGAGAGAGAGAGGAACAACAATGAAATATCGAGTAAAAGGTCACATTTTCAGGCGTCTGACCAGCGCCATTGAAAGTCTCAGTGCGAGCACTGACGTTACAATCAGATACCGTGGTGTAGCGGCGGATGTCGATGGCCGGTGCTCGATGTACCAGAGCCACCGGGGCGTCACATACCGCCCCGACCTTGGCGTGCCGGGAGTGTGGAACAGCAAGCACGCCTTGATGTTTGACGTGCCCGCCGAAGGTCAGGATCCGCCTTCACTGCGAGGTGCTGACTGCCGGATGCTCCGGCAGGAGTGGCACTATGTCTACATTCCGGCGTCGTTGCTGGAACCACTAGCACAGGGATTCCGGCAATACTTCGGACGTACCCCGTGGCAGAACGAGACATTGGTTCATGCTTGGGTCGCAATGCCCAAGCTGTCAGGCTGGGACGGCATGGGACGTCCCATTTACGAAGAGGCGGCGGAATCGGAACCGCAGCCGGAACCGGATGCGCCCGTGCTGCCGCCACTTGAATCTGATACTCAATAGGAGGAACGAATATGGCTATCAGTAGCATTCTCAATCTCACACAACATAATTCCACCCCAGAGCAGAAAGCCCAGGGGGTAGTGGAACCGTCCCCGGAGAACAAGCAGCAGATTCAGGCTCTGCTTACGTTCTCGGCACTGCCCACGCAGCGGGAAATCATGTCTCGCGCCACAGTGCTGGCTGAAATCGCCGACGGCTACGGCTGTGACGCGGCGATGATTGGCGGCGCTCCCTATCTGATGTCGGCGCTGGAGCACGAGCTCCGGGCGCTCGACATTCAGCCCCTCTACTCATTCACCCTACGGGAATCGGTAGAGGAACCCCAGCCGGATGGCAGTGTCCGCAAGGTGGCGGTATTCCGCCATGTCGGCTTCGTTGAGCCGCCGGAGGTGCAGGCATGACCAGGTCCGAGGTGGTTTCGTGGGCCGAATCCCACGGATGGACGCGTGATTCCTGGGGTCACTACCAGTACGAGACCCAGCAGGGGAAGCGGTATCGACTGAAGCTCAGCCGCATCGCGGCGCGGTATGAGGTGCGGACTGATGTCGGGTGGGTCCGCTTGATGAGTGGATACTACCGGGATCTCAGCATCAATGCCGACGGCAAGCTGAGCGGCATGAAGCGATAGGAGAAACCATGACGAGGGAGGAGTCGATTCTGGAGCTGCGGTCCGCAATGGACCGCATTCTCGGGCTGATGTACTATGGCTCCGGAGATGAAGCCATCTCCGACGCCATGTACGATGTCCTTATCCACAATCATCGCACGGTGCAACAGCGATTCATCAGCAACGTAGTAAGGATGCTGCTGCGCTATGCGGACGAGCATCACGATCTGCGCAATGAGGCCGCAGTGAAGCTGTGCGGCATCATTCGCGCTGCTGTGGAACGGAGCCGGTATTGGGGCCCACGCGGGCTTCCGTACTACTAAGGAGGAATATCATGTGGGCAACCATTCTGGCATGGACGGCTGGAGTGCTTGTGCTAGCGCCAGGCGCTATGGCATACCTAGCGCTAGCGCCCACAGCAGCTTTGCTGTGGGTGATGATTGAGGAAGGGGAAGCAGCACTACGCAATGCGGTTCCGGGCTTCCTCAGCGGCGTCGCAGTGTCGGCGCTGAGCATCGCATTGGCGCGGGAGGCGGATTCAGTGCCGGTAGCGATTCTGATTCTGCTGCTACTGTCAGTAGCAGTAGTGAAATCAATATCGGTATTCAGAGAGAGGAGGGATTATGACTAGCACTAGCAGATATGAGAGGAGGTATGAGTCTCCGTATGGTCGCGGAGAAGTGGTAATCACTGAGCGTTCCCACCGGGGCTGTGGTTTCGCCATTGCGATACTCGCACTGACAGCGCTCGCTGGTGTCCTTATCGCCATGGGCTACTGGCTTATTCGCATGGGAGGTGCGCTGTGAAGATCAAAAAGCGGCCATCAATGCGCACTCTCATGCGGCATGTGGAAGCCGGATCCGATTCCGGTTACTGCACTCGGTGCTGGACGCTGCATCACGGCATCGAGCCGGACGCCAAGTCCTACTACTGCGCCAACTGCGGCGCTCGCGCCGTATATGGGTGCGAGGAGCTGATTCTTATGCAGGAGGCGAATGAGATATGAGACCAGAAACCACAGCATGGGAGTCTCGCCTAGCGTGGCTGAAAGAGGTAGCGGACGCTGATTCCGGAGTCTGTATCGACTGCGGCGTCGAAGTCAGCGGCGTAGGCAAGGATGTGCTGCAGGCAAGGTGCCCAAAGTGCGGATCTGACTCCGTAGTCGGCGGTGGCGTGCTGTACCAGTCGTCGATGGTCACCTACGTCATGCTGCGGTTCTGGAGGTGAGCTATGGTGTTACAGCCGAACCGCATATTGAAAGTCGCTCCATCGAAGCTGATACTGGAGGACAATCTCCGCACAGCGGATCTCAAGGTGCAGCAGATGGTGGACGATCTCATCTCAGTGGGCTACCAGCTTCAGCCCATCGGAGTTCGCCAAGAGAAGCTTGGCTACCGCGTCGTCTACGGCCACCGCCGCGCGGCGGCGCTGCAACTGATAGCGAAAAAGAAGCTGGTTCCGGACTACTCGCCGCTGAGATCCGCTGTGGTGATGCTACTCCCTGCGGATGTGGACGCTGAGCACGCCCAGATTGCGGAGAACAGCGCCCGGCTGGATTACACACCCATTGAGATCGCCCAGATCGCCAAGCGCCTCCAGGACCGGGGCGTGCCTATGAAGCGCATTGCGGAGATGTTTGGCCGCTCTCCGGCCTGGATATCACAGCATCTAGGTCTGCTGCGACTACCGGCGCAGGTGCAGAAGTTGGTGGGGAATCAGATTACCGCGTATGAAGGCTATCTGCTGTCTCAACTGCGAGAGCAGCAGGCGATAGAGAGAGCGGAGGCCTTGTTGCGGGAGAGGAAGCTGGAGTCCACAGTGGGCGCAATCACCACCGAGGCTCCGGCTCCGAAGCCGAAAGAGAAGGTGAATTCCAGTTCTGATTCCCACCCCCGCGTCGGAGGACATTTCTCACGCACCCGAGTCATTACGGAGCTCGGTTCCGTAGCGCGGAAGCTGCCTTCCGACAGTGAAATCAGCGCCGTGGTGCGCCTTGTGATGCGTCTGCTGCGTGGTGAGAAGTCGGTTCAGGACTTCGTTTCGGACCTACGAGAGCTGGTCCTATAGTTTCGAATTCAGTGGCAATTATGGCATCCCTAACGTATCTCACATTCCGTGATGGCCGCTACGTCTGGCTGGGTGGTTATGACACCAGAGCGATACCCAAAGAGGCTGGCATGTCTTGGGACCCCAACATGCGCCGGTGGTGGACGCCCAATCCCGAGGTGGCGCTGAAATTGAAAAGCTATGCGGATGCGGCTGCAAGTGAAGAACTTAACGCCCACATCCGCCGCCAGAAGCAGGAGATGGCATCCAGCGCTGCGACGGATGCGGATATCTATATCCCGGTTCCGGATGGGCTGGCCTATCTCCCCTACCAGAAGGCTGGTATCGCCTATGCGGCCCGGAGACCGGCGTCGCTGATTGCGGATGAAATGGGACTGGGCAAAACCATCCAGGCTATTGGACTTATCAACTACGACATCAGCATCCGCCGCGTGCTGGTGATTTGCCCGGCGTCATTGAAAATCAACTGGGCGCGGGAAATGGACAAATGGCTGGTGCGGAAACTGTCCATTGGCGTGGCGTCGAGCACGGAGTGGCCGGAAACCCATGTTGTGATTATCAATTACGATATCATTGACCGTCATATCGAGCACATTCACTCCGTGCTTTGGGATTTGCTGGTGCTGGACGAAGCCCACTACGTCAAGAATCCCGACGCCAAGCGCACCAAGCTGATTCTTGGCAAGCGCACCTGGGATCCGGAATCCGGATCCTGGATTGTGCACCAGCGTCCCATCGAGGCGCGGAAGCGATTAGCGCTTACCGGAACTCCAATCCTGAACCGGCCACAGGAATTCTGGAACATCGTCGACTTCTGCACCCGGCATCTGAGCTACCAGCAGAAACCGGAGCACTTCCGCAGCCGCACTCGCTTCTACACTCGCTATGCGGGATACCGGCAAGGATCCTACGGATGGGAATTCACTGGGCCGCAGAATCTGGAGGAACTCCAGGCTGAAGCTCGACGCCTATTTATGGTGCGCAGGCTGAAGTCCCAAGTGCTTACGGAATTGCCGCCGAAAATCCGGCAGGTTATCGAAGTGCCCAGTGAGGGCTTTGAGCGCGTGCTGGATGCGGAACGCAAGGCGTACCAGAACGCCAGCAGCCGCATCGCCGAAGCACGTAGCAAGATGCTGGTGATGAGGGCCAGCGGAACCGAGGACGAATACCGCGAGGCGGTGCGGGAACTGAGGGCGGCGTATACGGTGGCGTTCAGCGACATGGCGAAAGTGCGCCACATGGTTGGGGTAGCGACGCTCAAAGCGGCGTCTGCTCTGATTGAGGAGATCCTGGACAGCGGAAACAAAATCGTGTTCTTTTGTCATCACCACGATGTCATTCACGGCCTACAGGAGATTTGCGAAAAGAAACTGGGTTCTGGCTCCACCGTGCTGTTCTATGGAGAAATGAGCGCCGAAGACCGGCAGCAGTCCGTAGATCGGTTCCAAAATGACAAATCCGTATTGGTATTCGTCGGCAGTATTCAGGCTGCGGGACTCGGCATCACACTCACCGCCGCATCCCACGTCGTGTTTCTGGAGCTGGATTGGGTGCCCGCTAACGTGGCTCAAGCTGAGGACCGACTGCACCGCATCGGGCAGCCGGAATCCGTGCTGGTGCAGCATCTGGTGCTGCAGGATTCACTTACAGCGCACATGGCCAAGGTGCTGGTGGAGAAGCAGCAGGTCATCGAAACCGCTCTGGACGGCGACTACTCCTCGCCGTATGCTCAGGAAGTAGTGGTGCCTGGGGAGACGGAATCGGAAGTGAGCACCGCTACCAGAGCCAGGATCGATGTTGAATCCGAGGGCATCACTGAGGAGCAGGTATTCATCGCTCAGAAGTTCGTTCAGTACTTGGCTTCCGTATGCGATTATGCATCGCAGCTTGACTACTCCGGATTCAACCGCTACGACGCCGCGCTGGGGCATGCGCTAGCAAGGCGGGATCCGTTTTCACGGCGGGATGCAGTGCTGGCCAAGATGCTGTGCCGGAAGTACAAGCGGCAATTGGTGGCGGAATTCGGGGAGGATGAGTACCGGCGCTTATACCGATAATCATCACCGGCACTCAACGCAGCTACCAGACCATGCTGTAGTAGATGGCATTCCCCTGCTGGTCAACGATTCTGGTTTTCCTGCCAGTGGACTGTGCTAGTGAATCCGCGTATTGCATAGCTAGAATGGGATTCTCGAACTCCCTATCGTCATACCAGTACTCCCGGTAAGAGCAGCGGTACTGCACAGTCCACTGAGCGCCGTACAGCATGGCAATATCATACTCCTAGTTCAGTACCAGGTCTACACAGCAGGCTTGGTTTTCCGTTTCATGCCCGCTGCTGGCGCTGGCGCTGGCGCTGACGCTGCTGCATCTTCCGCCGCCCAGATTTGATCCGCCGTGAAGAACTCATGCAGGAACCGCTCCCACTTCTGCGGCGTCTGGCTGACCACACTCCAGATGGGCGGGTAGGTCTTGATCATGGACGCCACCAGATCCTCTCCGAATTCCAGCACGGCGTCGTACACCTGGCGGCCCTGCGCATTGGGTCCGAACATGCCGTCATCGGTCAACTCAATCAACCGCGCGGCGAACTCCGCTCCAGATTCTCCCTCGGTAAAGGATCTGAGCAGTGGTCTCTGCACCATTGATAAGAATTGTGTGAATCGTGTCATCGTGTTCCCTTCTCCACTAGGAGTAGCACTTTCAGGAGCTGTCGCTGGCTCGGGGTTTCCCGTCATCCCCTGCGATACCGGCTGTGCCGCCTGAAGCGGATTCACTGGCGCACCCTGCCCGGTCTTACTCACCGCCAGATTATACAGTCCGGCGCTAATAGCGGTGCCAAGCGTGGTTAGTCCGGCGATGATCTGGGGCAGATAGTCGGTCCAGCTTTTGCTGGGCTTTTCCGACTCCTCGTCGAGACCTAATGCACGCCGCATCTTATCTCGCATCTCTGCCATCTCTTCAATCACTTGGGACAGCGAAGTCGCCGGTGCAGCCGGAGCCGGAGCCGGAGTCGGATTTGTGGCTGCGGCTTTCGCTACGAGTTGCTGCTCCAGCAACCGCTCCATGGCGCTGATGCGTTCCTGCTGGATCTGGAACACCTTATCCACATACTGCTTGTCGCGCTCCATGATCAGTTGGATGACGTTCTTGCTGGCCTCATCCTGCTTCGGCATCAGCTCCTTAGCCATATTCACCACGTTTCGCATCGTCTCAGCAGGGTCCGCGTTCTGGACTTTGAGCGCCTGCTCGACGCCCTGCTTCACAATGCTGGACGCTGATTCCGTAGCCACCTTCACAATGTCCAGCGTCTTTGCTACTACGCTGTCACCGTTGTCTTCCTTCTTGGTTTTGGCCAGTGCATCCGCCAGCTTGATCTTCTCGTCCGCCGCATCCAGCATCCGGTCCGTCATACGGGTCACGGTGCTGGTCAACTCCTTGACTGCTTCTACTGTTGCCACTTCGTCTCCTTTCTCTGAAACATACCCCGAATCGCCGGGAACTTGGACGCCTCTACTACGGCACCAGACCAGATAACTGCGGTTGAGCGGATCATCGAGCTCCAGCCCTTCCATATCCAGCACCGGCGGGTGCTCAGTTAACTGCCTGCTGCCGATATTGGTAATCGTGCAATTGATAGCGCCTTCGCTGCGGTCCAGAGCGTCTTTCAGCTTCAGGTTGTAATCCCCGCAGCCGTAGGCGCGCAGCAAATCCTCAGGCCCATTCAACGGCTCGAAGCACTTGTCCACCTGCCGGAAGTCCTTCTTCATCACCGGCCAGATGCGATAGACGTAAACTACGATGCGGTCTCGAAGGTCAGGGTCATTCCACAAGGTCTTCCAGTACAGAAAGAACTTATCTGGTTTGGCCCTGGGATCCTGATTCTCATCCCTGAAATGACGAGTGTATGGGCGGGGCAGTTTGGGCTTCTCTTCCCGCTTCTTGAGCTTCCTTTTGCTGGGTAGGATTACTACCCGGTCTGTGCCATCGGATTCATTCGCCTCCTGATCGATTAGTTCGGCCTCCGACTTTTCGATGTCTTCCATAGCCCTCTCGTAGGCGATTTCCGACTCCTGCGGCGGCGGCGCTGCTGTGATATCTTCCACGCCAACTGTCTCCTTTCCGGTTGTGAGCATAGCATCTGAAAGCAGTTAATGGAAATTAACCACCAAGCCGCGTGCAAAATCGCGAATTTTACGGGGACCACCTGGTTAATTTTCATTAACTGCCTTCAGTACTGATTCTCACAACCGCACTGATTATAACAACTTGCCGCCGAATTTCACAGCCAAAACAGCATTTCGCGAGCATCTTCACAATTGCTGCATACACACTTTGTAATGTCCACTACGCGCTACGAAAAATCAATAACTTAGGTGGTGCTGTCGGACCGCATAGTGTGTGTATACAGTATATGTATACTACGCGCACCCCATGGATTTTCGTTGCGTTCCATGTTAGCCTCCCCACGATGCCAAATCCACCTCCGGTGAGGTGTACATGAACCAGTTCGACCACCCTGTCCTGGGCCGGGTCAACTATTCGCTTGCCGCTGTGCCGGACTATGGAGACGACCAGACCGCAGCGGTCATCGCGCTGATGACCAAATACGCCGTAGAGGATTCCAAGTCCGCTGCGGTGAAGCAGGCGGTCGATCAAGCCAAGCTTGAGATGCCCACCGAGTCCCCGGAAGCCCAGATCTTCTACTATGTCCGGGGCCGCGTGCGGTTTGTCGCGGACGAGTCCACTGCGCTACCACTACAGCGCTGGTATCAGGATCCCATTGTGGAATCCCTCATCCGCCCCGTGGATCTACTGAATATGCATCCCATCGCGCAGGGGGATTGCGATGACTTCTCCATGCTGGTGGCGTCCATGCTGCTGGCCGAAGGCATCCCCTGCTCTTTCGTCACTGTAGCGGCGGATGATCGGGATCCACAACAGTTTTCCCATGTGTATGTGGCTTCGTACCGAGATGGGAAAAGGACTCCGATAGACGCCTCTCATGGCCTGTTCCCTGGTTGGGAGGCGGATCGGGATAACGTGTTCCGGAAACGGGAGTGGCCCATACGGGACGAGAAACAAGATCAGTACCGAGCCGCCATCCTGGCCTCGGTGCTGTTAATTGGAGCCTATTATGCAAGTCGAAACCTGTAGCCAATGCCCTTCTCTGTACGGTCTTGGCCAGAATGAATCTGGCGGCGGGTTCTGGGATTTATTTAGCGATCTCGCTAAAAGTTGGTCCAAAGCGGGGCAACAGATTCTGATCAACCAGAATCCTGCTCCGATTTACCAGACCGGCCCAGGTGGCACTACTATCTATCAGCCCACTCAGCCTGGAACTGTAGGTCCTATTGGTTCCCAGAGACCTTATACGCCAATCGAAAATGTAGCCAGTTCGATATCCACCACCACTGTGCTAGTCATCGGCGCTGTAGTTGTCATAGCGCTACTCATGTCCAAAGGAGATTAACACATGCCATTGAAGGTCAAAAACATCGACGCCGGATTTCAGGATGCGCAAGGGAGGTTTCATCCGATTCGCGCGGCTGCCGACTACGATCCCAGCGCCGTAGGAGAGAAAGCCAAGTGGAAGTCCGCATCTATCCGCAAAATCCAGCAGGCGGCAAAGAGGGCAGCTCAAATCGCGGCAGCGTCCAGAGCGGCATCCAGAGCGAAAGAGACGCCAAAAGCGAAATCAAAAGCGAAAACTAAAGCCAAGGCCAAATCCACTGCCCGCAAGCGCAATCCGATTCCTACTGGCCGCTACATCGACGCCAAGATCATGCGCACGCGCAAGGGAGACCTGAAAGTCATCATCCCGGTGAAATGATCATTCGGAATCCAGCTACGTTGAGCTTCTACCACCCGGATGTGGTTACTATGGGCCAGTACGACGAGATGGACAACTATTACGAAGCCGTCTCTCAGACCCAATATTCGACTCCTCTGTATCAGACTGTAGTCGGATCCGCTAGCCAGGTCGGCCAGCAAGCAGCCATCAGCGCGGCTCAAGGCGGTAATGTAGCTATGACTACATCGGTGGCGGCCATCGGCACCGCTGGTGAAATCGCCAGCGGAACTCTGGCCGCCACCAGCGCAGCCGCCTGGGCAGTGCCTTTGGTAGGAGCTGCTGTGGCTGGCGTCACCTACTGGCTGGTTTCCATATTCCGGCGCAATGCGCAGAAAACGGAAGCGACCAAAATTGTAAACAGCATCGAGCCCAAACTGATAGAGAACATCCAGGGATACTTCTCCGGGCCGAGAACCAAGGCGTCGCAAGCACAAGCGCTGGCGAATTTCGACGCCGCCTGGGAGGCCCTGAAGCAAGCCTGCATGAATTCTCAGCTTGGAGACGCAGGCCGCCGCTGCATTGCCGACCGGGATCGTGGATCCTGCCACTACCGCGCCAGATGCACGCGATATGACCACGGCATTTGCATTGAGTATGGCAGTGTGGATCCCAGCGGCGATTGCTGGAACTGGTTCGTGGGCTATCGGGATCCGATTGCGAACGATCCTGTCCCAAACATGAAGCCGAATCCGGTGCTGAGCCCGGATGGTCGAGTCATAGATCCGAATACTGGAATGCCGCTTGAGGATGGAACTCCATCTTTGTATCTGGTAGGCGGCATTGGATTGATTGTAGCGGCGATGATGATGGGAGGCGGTGATAGCTAAGATGGCTAAGTATAATTGGGCGCGGGATTATGACTGGAGCCAGGTGCAGAGCGTCTTCAATGAGCTCTATGGCTCCATAATGCGTGAATACTATGTGTCTGGCCAGAACAAACCGGAACAGAGATATTATTACGACCGCATTACCAAGCTGATTCCGGACCCGAACACGAATACGGTGCGTGGCACGGTAGAGACTAACGACCCGACTCCCAGCGGTTATTATCTGTTCGGGGTCGTGAGTCCCACATCCTCTCTCGATTTCGTATTGGATAGTCGAGACTGGGATCAACTTGAGTATTATGGACACACTCCGTCTACGCTTCCAGTGTGGAAGCAAATTAGTTCCGATCGGTGGGAAGGAATCATCCCTAGCGTCCAGTTAGCCATCCGTCGCGCTGTCAGCCCGGATGAGCAGCAGCGCATTCAGCAAAGCGTGCAGCAGTGGGTGTCGGCGACAGCGGAGGCGTACCCCCAGAATGTCGGACTGCCCACCACGCCGGATGTCCGCTATCAGCAGGCCACACTGAATACGCAAACCACTACTGGCACCACTACCAGCAATCAGTATCCGCTATCCGCTACGATTTCAGCACCAGGCGGCTGGGAAGTGGGAAAGTCATGGACGATTCGAGTTACGGGTCCTCCGAATCAGGATGTCACCATCGCCGCGCATCAGAATGGCCTCGATCTTGGAGAAACCCGCTACGGCAGCACCGACGCCAACGGGCTATTCATTCTCAATGGCACGTTCACTTCTGATACCGTTGGCTCCTGGTATGAAACTGTGAAAGTCGGCGGCCAGACTGCGGGATCGTTCTCGTTCGTTGTTAATAAGCCCGCCGGTCCTGCCGGATCCGCATGGCAGCCGGGAGTAGTGGATACCGGAACTGGTCCTGGCACCGGAACTGGTCCTGGCACCGGCACTGGTCCCGGAACTGGAACTGGTCCCGGAACTGGCACTGGTCCTGACACTGGCACTGGCCCTGGAACTGGCAATAACATCATTCCCGGAGTGGAAAACAAGTATCTGTTCCTGGGCGCGGGAGCAGTGCTGCTGCTGATGATGTTCATGGGTAAAAAGCAATAGGAGCACTCGTATGATGACCGGCATGGGAGACACTACCACAAACCAGATCGGTGTACATTACGCAGGTGTAATTCCCCCAGAGGAACTTTACGATGCTCAAAAGAACTCGCTGTCCAATTGGTTGATCCTAGGTGGAGCAGCGTTGGTGGTGCTGATGCTGCTGTTCGGTGGTGGAAGCAGTAGTGAGGAGTAACATGATGACCGGCATGGGAGACACTACTACAAACCAGACTGGCTTCGAAGACTTAGATCTTCGTGGTCAGGTAACTCACCCAAGTGTTGGGTATAAAGTTGATGTGCTATCCAATTGGTTGGCCCTGGGCGGATTGGCGCTGGTGGCATTTTTGCTGCTGTCCGGAAGAGGTGAAAGTGGTGAAGACAGCGAGGAGTGACAGCTATGAACCAAGACAACATGATGAAGTGGATTCTGTTAGCCGTCGGGGCGTATCTGCTACTGAGTTGGGTCAAGAACAGAGGTGCCATTCCTGATCTACACACCGGCACTGGTCCTGGCACTGGCACCGGACCTGGCACCGGCACCGGACCTGGCACCGGCACCGGCACTGGTTCTGGCACCGGCACTACTACTGCTACTCCACCTCCGGACTCAGTTCTCATGCAGGCGGCGGTCGACGCCAGCAAGGCCAGCCTCGCTGGCGATTACAGACTCAACTGGTGGCAGTGGAACTACTATCGCATGCAG